ATTTACGTGCTGCAGGCTTACTACCCATAATCTCTTTAAGTTGCTCACCTGGCTTACGCAATGTTTTAATTTCACTCTTGCCTGTATCAAAGCCAAGCACTGTATTGCCTTTAATTGTAAATGTTTGACTATATTGGTCAGCAACATAATGATGTAGTTTACGCTTTGCAGTGTCATATACCCACGCTTCACTTGCACCATGTAGTTTAGTTGGATGCACACTTACAAGATCAAGTTTTTGAGCAGGATCCTTAAACTCTTTCATGTACTTGAGTTTTGCTACAATCTTCTCAACTGGCACAGGCTTACGCTTACGTGGAGTCTTGTTGGCTTTCTTAATGCTAATATAACTATTGAGGTCACTAATAACTTGTTCAATAGCCTTAATCATATTTTTAACTTGCACCTTGCCGAACTGACTATAACCCTCAACAAGTTGTGGGTCTTTGCCTTCTTGCACTTCATACCATTCGTTAAGTTCTTTTTTCCAAACGTCAAGTATGATGGGAATGTGTTGTGGCAGAATATTATACTTTGCAAGAATATCAATAGGCTTACCTGGCAAATTGCCCTTCATTCCAGCCTGAATAAATTCATCAAATAATCCAATGATTTCACCTGTAGCCTCACGTGCTTTTTCACGCATAATTTCTTGTACATTAGGACGATTTACAGGTTCTTTTTCTTTTTCTGTTTCTACTTCCTGTGGTGTGAGATTGCTTTTGAAAACAGTTTCTGGCTTATGTACACAGGTAATCAGTCTACTTATTTCATTTTGCAAACTAAGCTCCTCATGCTCAGTCAATTGAAGTCCACGCAGTGTCATTCTAGCGAGCCAACCGTAAGTAGTAAGAATTTCACTTTCAGGTGCTTTTGCCATAATCTTCGCATCTTGTTTACGGTCATTCTGCTCAAGATACTGAATCAACAAATCTTTAGCGTCCTTACGTACATAGAACCTCGTATACCAGCTAAATGCTCTGGCTAATGCACTGTTGCGAAATTCTGAATCGGGCTGAACTGCAAAAAAGGGTTCATCCCCCGTGTACTTAGTATCTGCATCTTTTGGGTTCAGGGCCTTGATGACATGATCGCTACTTTTAGACTTGCGTGACATGCTACACTCCTATTATTAATGAAATGCTATTATAGCATACCCTGTATTTAATTGCAACCTTTTGGAAGTTATCAGAGTTGTAACGGATTTATGACTAAATACTAAATATACGGAAATTACAATGCCTAGACTATCACTATATCGTCCCGAAAAAACGCAGGATTACAAATTCTTAGATCGGACAATAAACGAAATGTTTACTGTCGGAGGCACGGACTTATACATACACAAATATTTAGGCCCTGACGCATCAAATCCAAGTAATGATTTTACCCAACCCCAATATAATAATCTAAATCCGTTAAACATTCAAGATTTACTTTTTTTAGAAAATCGTGACCGTAAGTACGCACCTGACATATACAGATTACGTGGTCACTATAATGTACAAAACTTAGACTTTGATTTAAGTCAATTTGGGTTATTTCTTAACAATGATATTATATTCATCACTGTGCATTATAATACAATGATAGACCTAATTGGGCGTAAATTAATGGTAGGTGATGTATTAGAGCTACCTCATCTTACAGATTATCATCCACTTAATGATACTATTCCTGTGGGGTTACGCAGATACTATCAAATAACTGATGCAAATTTTGCTAGCGAAGGATTTAGTCAAACTTGGTATCCGCATCTTTGGAGAATAAAATGTGAGCCATTAATTGATAGTCAAGAATTTAAAAATATTCTTGACCAACCTATTAATAAAGACAACTATTTAGGAGACTGGGATAAGACCAAAACATATGTTCCGGGCTATGTAGTGACTTACGGAGAAAATAACTGGACTCCTTTAAAAGAGGTTCCTGTAGGCATACCCTGTCAGGGAGAAACGTGGGTGAATACTAAAGAATATCCTGTGGGCACCACTGTCACAAAAGATGGAATTACTTATGTGACAAAACAATTAACTCCTGCCGGAACTCCTGTAACAAATATAAATTATTATGAACCTTATTGGCAACTAGACGCAAAAGATAGTTTGAAGGATGTCATAAGCAGATACAATAAAAATATTCAAATAAATGACGCAGCAATTCAAGAGGCAAAACGTCTAGTACCTAAATCAGGTTACGATAGAAGTCAACTGTATATTTTGCCAACAGACAACAAAGGTAAACCTGCACCTCCTGTAAACTTAATTACAAGAACTGATGAACCTGAATTAGGACAAGGATCATTGGAAATAATTCAACCCACAGGATTTACTCCTAGTCCTATAATCAGAATTACTGCAGCCGCTTTAGCAAGTATAAATGCTAACATGGAAATTGACGATCAGTTAAAAACTTTTATTCAATTAAGTATGGAACTTGCAGAAATTGCGCCTGAGTTGACTGATAGTGGATCAGGAAGTGTTGAGCCTGATATTGTTTTAGCTGTAAAGGCTTTTGGACCTGTGAATGTTCCATTTGGTACATCTGATAATACCTATGCATTTGCTGATGCAGATCCTGATGATCCTAATTTTGACAGAACATTAATTACCCCAGACATGGATTATCGTGCTGATTGCGACCCACGATTTAGATTTATTGTAAGGTCAAGCCCACAAGGATTTGGTTACTTAGATGGTTATTTAGTTGGTACAGGAGAAGCGCCTAATGGCGAACCTGTAACATCAGCAATTGAATTTCCAAGTAACCCCACATTAGGTCAATATGTTTTACGTATTGACTATCTACCGCAGCAATTGTTTAGATGGGACGGTAGTTTATGGGTTAAAATAAGTGAGAATGTAAGAACTGGTCTTGCATTTGAAGAAGATGATCAGTCGCTATTTGCAACCTTTATTAATAATAACAATACTACTGAAACAAATAATGGGCCTATACCTGAACAGCAGGCTCTCTCAACAATACTTCGTATAACACCAGATTAAAGGCAGACATGGCAAAATATTTTTATGACAATCAGATTAGACGTTTTTTAATACAATTCGCTAGGATTTTTAGCAATTGGTATGTTACAAAAGGCCAAGATCCTGCAGGAAACGATATCTTAATGCGTGTTCCAATTCAATACGGAGATCAAAGTAGACAGGTTTCTACTGTAATAGGCAATAATAGTCCAAGTAGTTTACCAAGTGCTCCTATGATTACCTATTACATTACAGGTTTAGAATACGATCAAAGTAGGACTCAACATCCGTATTTCGTAGACAAAACAAGTGTTCGCAGAAGGACTTTTAACGAAGAAACACAACAATATGAGGCTACACAAGGAAATGCATTTACAGTTGAACGTTTGATGCCTGTTCCTTATAATCTCAGAATTAATGTTGATTTTTGGACAACAAATTATAATCAAAAACTTGAATTGATAGAACAACTTGGTGTATTGTTTAATCCAAGCATGGAAATTCAAAGCACTGACAACTTTATAGATTGGACTAGTTTAAGTGTTGTTTATCAAGACAGGCTTACATTTAGTAGCAGGACGATACCGGTAGGAACTGGTAATCCAATTGATGTTATGAGTTGGAGTTTCTATATGCCTATATGGATTAGTTCAAGTGCTAAAGTCAAAAAGCTCGGTGTTATATACAAAATTATTGCAAGTATATTTCAGGGCAATGCGCTTACCGACATGCAGGACGATGATTTATTGTTGGGCACACGACAGAAAATTACTCCATATGGATATAAATTATTGTTACTCGGAAATAGTCTACAAATATTACCTGACGGACAACCATTTACACCAAACAATGATAGTTTAGATTTACCAACTAATCCTAACACAAATATTTACTGGAAAGCATTTTTAAACGTTTACGGCACTGTTCGACCTGGTATTAGCCAAATATGGTTACAAAACCCACACATGGACACAGAAATTGTTGGAACTATTGCATTTAATCCAACTGATGATAGATTATTAATTTATAATATTGATCCTGATACACTGCCGCAGAACACTTTACCTGCGGTTGATAGTGTAATTAATCCTTTAGTGAAGGCTCCCAATAATGGATTACCTGCACCACTTGGTGGACAACGATACTTAATAGTAGAAAATATTGGTAATTCGAGTTTACCTAGTCAAACTGTTTGGGGAGATTTAGTAGCACATGCTAATGACATAATTGAATACGACGGGGTTTCAAATGAATGGTTTGTAAGTTTTGACAGCACGAATTTAACCAATGTACAATATGTTACAAATCTTACATCAGGGTTACAGTATAGGTTTGTTAACGAAACTTGGATGAAATCTTGGGAGGGCTGGTATGCAGCAGGAGATTTTAGTGTAGTAATTTAATTCTGATAAATTACTATATGAACAAAAATAATACAAGTGCTGGCATATTTTTTTACAGTTCTTCAACAAATCGTTTTTTATTTTTATTGAGAAACGACAACAAAAACACAACTTTTTGGGGCATACCAGGCGGCAAACTAGAAAAAAACGAAACTATATTTGAAGGATTAGCACGTGAATGTCAAGAAGAAAT